TCACGTGGAACACTGCCACACCGCAACACAAAATAAAATGTTTCACGTGGAACACAACACCAAGAGTTAAGAAAAGTTAAAACGAAAATAATTTGTGCGCTTATGCTTGTATGTTTGAAAAAAGTTGTATCTTTGCAACGTGTTACTTAAACAATTTGAAATATGAAAGAGTTAGTAAAGCATTTCAGAGAGCAACCGAAAGAAGCAATTAAAGAAGTTGCAATGTGTTTAGCTATTTTTGTCGTATGTGGTGCGATGTTGTTTCTATCTGCAATCTTGCAGGGTTGCACCGTTACAAAGGGTACAACGGTACGGGGCAAGGCAACGATAGTAACCACCGATACAACGGTGGTCAAACACAACGGCACGTTGAAATTCAAAAAGTCTATGTTTAACAATTAAAAGTTTACTACAATGGAAGAAAAAAGAAACGCATTTGACGAATTTTCGTTGGCCGCTTTGTCGGCGTTGGGTAGCCTTATGGCGTGTAATGAAGTTTGCCGCAACCAGCGTGCGGTTATGAAAATAAACCGCTTTCGTGCGTGGCTTATGGACTTGAAGCCGCAAGCCAAACCCGAACAAAATTTGCCGTTTGACGGCGAACCGCAAGGACAGACAGCCGAATAACAAATAACAAGAAGTTTAACAATTAAAAGATTACTACAATGAAAAGTTTTGCAAGTAAATTTAACAAGACCACGTTTGGCATTGACACAACCGATTTTCAGTACACCAAGTTAGCCGATATTTTCAACTCTGAAAATGAGGGCGGCAAAGATGTGATACACAAAATTAACGGGCTTTATGTCCACAAATCACAATTAGGCGACAGCCCCGTAATTATTGATGAGGAAAACAAACGGTTGATGAACCTACCAAGCCACACCGCCGAAACGGTGCGTGAAATTCTTGCCGATGATGAGGCGGTACAAACTATCAAAGACGGCAAAGTCGGGTACACGATTTACGAGTACGAGAGCCACGGCAAGAAGTGTTACTCTATTTCGTTTGTGGACTTGTAAGAGTTTGGAAAGTTATGTTTAACTTTGTAGGGGTTGCAATGTTTGTAACCCCTATTTAATATAACAGCGTTATGGCAAAGTTAGGTTTCAAGATTAAATTTACAAAGTCTGTATTTGGAGCAACCCAACGGGCGAAAATCAAAAAAGAGATATTGCAAGCCGTGGAAAGCAGCCCCGAATATAGAAAAGAGATTGCAAGGGTTTTCCAAATGGCAAACCGCCGTATTCAGAATATAGAGCAAAGCGGACAACTTTCGCCAGCCGTGCAAGCGTTAAACAAAGGCGATGTAAAAGGCTTTACCAAGTTTTCAATGAAAGGCGATTGGAACACCCTAAAAATTGAGTACGGCAAGGCGATTTCGTTTTTACGCCAGCCAACCAGTACGGCGCAAGGTGCAAGGCAGTACGGGCAACACCTGCAACGTATGTATGACTTAACGCCCGATGAGTACAACCTTATGGCAAGGAACTTGCAGGGCAAGTTAAACAGCGTTTCGGATAGTGATTTCGTGGAACGCTATTTGATGCGGTACAAGGATTTCACGGGCGAAATGGAGCAAAGCGCAAGCGATATAAGCACACAAATAGAAAGTGAAGCGCAAAGCATATCACGGGCGATTGACGCCGAAATAGAGCGGCAAGCAAATGAGGTTGCGGACGCAATGGATGATATGCAAAACGATATAGAACGGATATTGAGCGACTTTAATAAGTTTGGGTTATGAAAAAAATACCTTTTGAGTTACAAGAAAGAATAAACAGCCCGACCGAAATAAACGAAATACTGAAAGCCGCCGTAAACGAAAAGAACATTATCGGAAACAGCAAGGGCGAAAGGTTTTACAATATCCCGTGCGCCTTTGATATTGAAACAACAAGTTTTTACCGTGATACGGACGGACGGGCGTACACATACGAGCAAATGCAGCGTATGCAGGACAGCAACGGACGCAAGGCGAAATTAGAGAAAGCCGCAATAATGTACGTTTGGCAGTTTGGCATAAACGGATATACAATAATGGGGCGCACGTGGGGCGAGTTTGTCACGATGATGCAGACCGTAAGCGAGGTTTTAGGGCTGAATGACAAATTACGCCTTATTGTGTATGTGCATAACCTTTCATACGAATTTCAGTTTTTGCGTAAGTGGTTTGAGTGGCAACGGGTTTTCAGTATTGATTTACGCAAACCTATTTACGCAATAACAACGGGTAACATTGAGTTTAGATGCAGTTACTTGCTTTCGGGTTATTCGCTTGCAAAGTTGGGTGAGCAACTTATGAAATACAAGTGTGCAAAAGCCGTGGGCGATTTGGACTACCAGCAAATAAGACACAGCGAAACGCCGCTAACTGATGCGGAAATACATTACTGCATAAACGATATTAAAGTAGTGATGTGCTACATACAAGAACGTATCGAGGAAAGCAAGGGGATAACGCACATACCGATAACAAAGACGGGGTTTGTGCGCAAGTATTGCCGTGCGCATTGTTTGCGTGAAAAAAGCGATGCAGGAAAGACCGTGCCGAATTGGGATTACGTAAACTTGATGCAGGAACTACAAATTACGGGTATGAATGAATTTAATATGTTACAACGTGCGTTTGCAGGCGGTTTTACACACGCAAACGCCGAATATACAGACGAAATAATGTACAACGTGGATAGTTACGACTTTACAAGCAGTTACCCGTATGTAATGATAGCGGAAAAATACCCGATGTCGCAAGGCGTTGCAATCACGGTTAAGAGTATGGCGCAATTTGAGTTTTTAATATCAAAGTATTGTTGCGTGTTCGATATTGAGTTTACCAACATATTTGCCAGCGAAACGCAAGACAACCCGATAAGCGCAAGCAAATGTTTTGTGAAAGAAAACCCGTGCGAAAATAATGGACGCATTGTGGCGGCTTCAAAAATAGCACTGACAATTACGGACGTGGATTTTAATATACTCAAAAACTTTTATACGTGGGAAAGTATGCGTGTGGGTGAAATGTATTGTTACAAGAAAGACTATTTGCCGACCCCGTTTGTAAAATCTATCCTGCATTTGTACGAAAGCAAGACGAAATTAAAAGGCGTTGAGGGCAAAGAAGTGGAATATCTAAACAGCAAGGAAATGTTAAACAGTTGTTACGGTATGAGTGTTACCAACCCTTTGCGTGATGAGTTTACCTATAACGGCGAATGGGATATTAACTCAATGACAGCCGAACAAAAACAAGAACTTTTGTACAAGTACAACACCAGCAAAAACCGTTTCTTGTTTTACCCGTGGGGCATTTTCGTAACCGCATACGCACGGCGCAACCTTTTCACGGGCATACACGAAGCAAAAGACGATTACATATACAGCGACACGGACAGCATTAAGATAATGAACGGCAAGGCGCACGAAGCGTATTTCAAGGCGTATAATATGCAGGTGCAAATGAAATTACGTGCCGCCTGCAAACACCACGGTTTGCCGTTTTCGCTTTGCGAGCCGCAAACGATAAAAGGCATAACAAAGACTTTGGGCGTTTGGGATTTCGAGGGCACATATACACGGTTTAAGACACTGGGAGCTAAACGCTATATGGTGCAAGAACCGAACGCACTAAAAGCAGGTGGACGGGCATACGATTTCAGTTTAACCGTGTCGGGTGTAAACAAAAAGGCGGCGATACCGTATCTTATTGAAAAGTACGGCGAAAACGGTATCTTTGATGCGTTTACCAACTATTTGGATATACCGCCGCAAGCAACGGGCAAAAACATACACACATACATAGACTACGAGATACAAGGCGAAATAACCGACTACAAAGGCAGCACGGCGCACTACAACGAACGCACGGGCGTACATTTAGAGCCGACAGGGTACAGCCTTTCCCTTTCGGTTATGTATATAAACTATTTGCGAGGTATTAAATTTAAGGACTAAAATAATAAGAGTATGACAACAAGAAAGACAAAGACAGACAAGCCGAAATTTTACGACTTGAAAGCGATTTTAAGCAAGAACGCCGATTATAACGTGATATTTGGCGAAAGGTCAAACGGCAAGACTTATGCCGCCTTAAAATATGGTTTGGAAAACTATATCAAGACGGGCAAGCAAATGGCGTATATACGCCGTTGGCGTGAGGATTTGAGGGGCAAACGTGCCGAAAGTCTGTTTGCAAATCACGTGGCAAACGGACTTATTGAGGAACTGACAGAGGGCAAATTTAACGAAGTGTTCTATATGTCGAACAAATGGTTTTTATCTTACTACGATGCAGAGAAAAACAAGCGGACACCCGACCAGACCCCGTTTTGTTACGGGTTTTGCCTTTCAGAGCAGGAACACGAAAAAAGCAGCAGTTACCCGAATGTTACAACGATAGTATTTGACGAGTTTCTGACACGGCGGTATTATTTGCCCGATGAATTTATGTTGTTTATGAACTTGTTAAGCACGATAATACGCCAGCGAAACGATGTTAAGGTTTTTATGCTGGGGAACACGGTAAACAAGTTTTGCCCGTACTTTACGGAAATGGGATTGAAGCAAGTGCCGTTTATGGAGCAGGGAACGATAGATATATACCGCTTTGGCGAACACGGCGCAATCGTGGCGGTTGAGTATTGCAGCACGATAGTACAACACAAAGCCAGCAACAAGTATTTTTGTTTCGATAATCAAAACTTGCAGATGATTACGGGCGGCAAGTGGGAACTTGCAGTTTATCCGCATTTGCCTTGCAAGTACAAGCCGCAAGATGTGTTGTTTGTGTACTATATCAAGTTTAACGATGTAGTGTTACAAGGTAACATTATTCAAGTAGGCAACGAATGTTTCACGTACATACACGCAAAGACAACCCCGATAAAAGATGAGGAAAACAGCCTTATTTATTCTTTGGAAATGAACGGCAAACCGAACTACAAACGCAAGTTGTTAAGTACGGCAAGTTATGTTGAACAACAAGTTGCACGGTTTTTCGCAATAGACAAAGTTTTCTACCAAGACAACGAAGTCGGCGAAATAGTACGCAATTATTTAATTACAAGCGCAAAGACAAACATTGTTTCGCTGAAATGAAAATAACGGCGGTTTGGTGCAAATTTCGTGCCGAACCGCACGTTTTACGAAATAAATAACTACCTTTGCAATAGGAGCTAAAAATTTATTGATATGGACGCAAATACTATTATTCAAATCATTTCAAGTTTGGGTTTTCCGATTGTGATGTGTGGCGCATTGTTTTGGTATATGGTGAAACAAAGGCAGACGCACCAAGAAGAAACAGAACACCTAAAAGACACGATTGCGGAAAATACGAAAGTATTAGCCGAACTTACAACGCTTATTAAAGTTTTGACAAATGAAAAGGAAAGATAACATTTACAAGTTGTACCAGCAACAAGTAAGGGACAAAGACACCGCCGTAACTGAATTTATGGCGAACACGTTGGCGAAAACTCAAAGTATGTTTGAGTATGAGGGTTTGCCCGAAAGCATACCGCAAAAGGAATTGGAGCGGCTTTTGCAGACCACGGGCAACGCCTTTGTTACCAGCGTGGACGGGGTTTTGTATGCGCTTTCGGGCGGCAAAGGCGGCGAACCCGATGTTTACGGACGGGCAACGCTTTACACCGTGGCGAACCCTGCATTGAAGTTAAACAAAACCTACGATATACAGAAAGACGGGGTTTTGATTGAAAATGACAGCAACGGCGAAAGTCTTTTGCCGCTTATCGGGCGTTATGCCGTCTTGCATACTGACGGGCTTATTTCGTTGAACACGGCAAGCATTTTGACCCGTATCACGATGCTTATAAGTGCCAGCGATGACAAGACGAAACAAAGTGCCGATGAGTTTTTGCGCAAGATACAAGACGGCGAGTTTTCAATTATCGGGGAAAACGCATTTTTCAAAGGCGTAAATATGCAGACAGCCCCGACCACAAACAGCGTGTATATTACACAACTTATTGAACTGATACAATACTACAAAGCGAGTATGTACAACGAATTGGGTTTGAACGCAAATTATAATATGAAGCGTGAACGGCTCAATTTGGGCGAGGTATCTATGAATGTGGACGTACTTTTGCCGTATGTGGATAATATGCTAAAAGAAAGACAAAATGCAGTTGAGAAAATTAATGCGATGTTTGACACCGAAATTTCGGTTAAACTTGCTTCAAGTTGGGGTTTGGAACGTGATAATTACAACGCTTTGGCGGCTGATTTGGAAACGGCAAAGGAAAACCCCGACCCGACAGACGAACCCGACCCGACAGAGGAAACCCAAGAAACAACGGGAACGGACGGAAACGACACGGAAACGACAGAAACGGAAACGGAACAAACCGAAACGACCGAAACAGAGGAAACCAAAGAAACGGACGGGAACGACACCGAAACAGAGGAAACAGAGGAAACAGAAGAAACAGAAGAAAACAAAGACGATAAGCAATGAAATACAGCGAACTATTTACAAAGGGTAACGGGATATTCCAGGCGGTTTTCAAGACTGAATATCCGACAGAGTACGCCGCAATTTTCGGCGATACCGACCCGACCAAGTTAGACGCTTACGCCTTACTGATGTACGGCGGCAAGACCGTTGTAAGCAGCATAACCAGCGACAACGCAAGCGATGTTGTTTCGGCGGTGATTGCGGTAAACGTGCAAGGCTGGGAACGTGAGGCGGCGGCGATGTTAACCGATTACGATGTACTGACACCCGTAACGGGGCAAGTTGAACGCACGGAAACGGTTACTTTGCAGGAAAGCACCGACAACACCGAAACGGGCGCAAACAAGGCGTTCAACGACACCGATTTTTCAGACAGCGACCGAAAGACCGCAAACGATGAGAGAAACCGCACAGAGGAACGCCAAACAACCGAAACAAGCAAAGGAACGGGCGCAAGCAAATCAATTTCGACCGAAATTGCAAAAGAATTGCAGTTAAGGCGTGATAATTGGAGAAAAAACATTATCTTTGCACTTGTAAGAGAGATAACAACGAGTATTTACGAATAACTAATTTAATTTTTAGCAATATGGATGTAAAACAGATTTACAAGCTTATTAACAGCGTATCGGTTGAAGTGTTGGGAAAGTCTGACATTGTAACCAAGGATTTGACGGGTATTGTGGATTTGGGCCAAGAAGTGTTCAATCAAAATGCCGTGGATGATTATGTAAAATCACTTGTAAACCATATCGGCAAGGTGATTTTCGTAAACCGACCTTATGCGGGCAAAGTGCCGAGCGTTTTAATGGATGCGTGGGAGTTTGGCAGCGTATTGGAAAAAATAAGTGCCGATGTTCCAGAAGCCGAGGAAAACGACACGTGGAACTTGACGGACGGCAAAAGCTACGACCAAGATGTTTTCCACAAACCGACCGTTACCGCAAAGTTTTTCAACTCAAAGGTTACGTTTGAAGTGCCCGTATCAATCACCGAAAGGCAGGTTAAGGAAAGTTTTAGCAACGCCGCACAACTTAACGGCTTTATTTCGATGATTTATGCAGCCGTTGAAAAGTCTATGACTATCAAGGCGGACGCGCTGATTATGTGTACAATTAACAATATGATTGCGGAAACCGTGTTGGCTGATGCGCAAGCGTTTGGAGCAACGGAGGCAGGTGATATGGCAGGGGCAGACCTTTCCAGCGCAAGCACTGCAAGATGTGTGAACCTTTTGAAGTTGTACAACGACAAGACGGGCGCAAGCACAAAATTAACCGCTGCAAAGGCGATAACCGACCCCGATTTTATCCGCTTTGCGTCTTACGTAATGGGAACTTACGCCGACCGCCTGCAAAGCATTTCGACCGTGTTCAATGTTGGCGGCAAGGAAAGATTTACGCCGAAAGATATGTTGCACGTTGTACTTTTGTCCGACTTTGCAAAGGCAGCGCAAACCTATCTTTATTCCGACACGTTCAACCGTGGTGATGTACTTTTGCCGCAAGCCGAAACCGTACCTTTTTGGCAGGGCAGCGGACAGAACTACGAGTTTGCCAGCACGGGTAACATTAAAGTTAAGGAAAGCGGCGGCAAAGCCGTTGAAATTTCGGGCGTGTTGGGCGTAATGTTCGACCGTGATGCGTTGGGCGTTTGCAATCTTGACAGACGGGTAACAACCAACTACAACGCAAAGGCAGAGTTTTTCAACAACTATTACAAGTTTGATGCAGGGTATTTCAACGATACAAACGAAAACTTTGTAGTATTCTTTATTGAGTAACTCAATAGGTATTAGATTGTTTAACTTTGGGCGGTGTGGGTGCAGGTGAAAGCGCACCGCACCGCCTTTTTTCTTTCCGATATGACAACGATAAACTTTTATTCATACAACGGACACCCGAACACGGTAAACAAGCAGTTGGGCGAGTTTACGGCGATTGAGGGCGATTTGCGGCAAACTTTCGATGTGTTGCGCCCGACCGTAACACTACGAAAGCAGCCCCGACCGACTTTCAATTATTGTTACATACCCTATTTGGGGCGTTATTATTTCGTGGATAGAGTAAGTTTTGAGGGAAACAACGCCTACGAATTAAGTTTGCGTATTGACGTGCTTAAAACCTACGAAACCGAAATTTTGGCGGCAACGGGGCGTGTATCTGAAAGCGACAACCCCGACCCGTATATTTCAAACCGTGAAACGATTTACAAGCGTACCCCGAATTTCGAGAAAGTGCCGTTTGCTGAAACGGGGCTTTTGAATGAAAACGGGGGTATCATTATAGTAACTTTGAAAGGAACAACCGAAAATTAAAAGAGTATGGCAGTAATTGTAAATATACCTAACGCACACGATGATAACAGCCAGTGGAAAGCAAGCGGCGGTTATTGGAATATAAACGTAAGAACGAATGACGGTTATTTGTTTGTAGGCGATATTACAGCCGCCTACACGGACACCAGCGGAACGCCGAAAAGCGTTGTTTTGGATATGAACGGCGCAAAGGTTTGGGCGTTTGGCAAATTGTCCGACACCGATGCAGACACGGAAATAACTATCACGGGAAACACCCGAGACGAAAACGATTTGGAAGTTATAAACAACATACCGAACACGACCGCAACGGGCGTTAAAAATGGTATGTGGAGTGGCAGCGTAAACGTAACGGCAAATGAGGGTTTTAAGATAACGGCGGCGCAAGTGAAGTTTACGGGTATGTACGGCTACGATACGCAGGACTTGACAATTTCGCTAGACGGTAAAACGGCGAGTTGGAGTAATGATGATTTTCAAACAGACAGCGGCGTAACTCTTACGGGCGAAACAGCCAGCGAGGGAACACCCGAACTTAATGTTACAAACAACATAACGGGCAGCGGCGTAACCGAACAACATACGTTTGACGGGGAAACGGCAACTTTCACCGTTACGGGGCAATACAGCCCGAACAAAGTGCGTTTCTTTGACCTAAAAGCGAGTTACACGAACAAGGCAGGAACAGCGACCGAAACGCCGTTTGTGGTGCAGGATTTGGAATACAGCCAACAAGCAACGTTAACCGTTACCGACATAGACCCGACAAAGCCCGTAACGCTTACGGGCAGTTACGACTATGTGATAGAAATTTCTACAAACCTATCAAATTGCACCGCTAACGAGGACTTGCCGCAATATGTGAAAGACGGGGAAACGGTAAATGTTACATTAACGGCAAACGATGGTACAGAATTTGACACCGAACAAAGTACCCCGCGATTCTATTACAAAAACGCAAGCGGCTTCACTGAAACGCAAGACCTTACGATTTCAAGCGATAAAAAGACGGCAACGGGAAGCATACAAGTAAACACTAATTGGAGCGATTTTGCAGTTATTGGCAGTGCGTACCCCGTTACCGTTGTAGGCGAGCAGTACGGCGCAATAAACGTGTATTTGGTAACGCTTGATGAGTTGGCAGAGTTTAGCGGCAAACGGTTTTTCAAGGAAACGGGAACAGACCCCAGCACGGGCGCACCTATATACGAAAACATAGATTTGGGCGTATACGTGAACAAGATACGCCGTATTTACACCAACATAGGCGCAAGCAGCACCGATGTGATACGATGCGGCAACTACAATACGGGCGTATCTTGCCACCAGCCAGCGCAAGACAAAATAACGCTTGATTTCGGCACGGCGGTTGTACCAGCGCACAATGGGGACAACACCGACTACGAAAGCGAAATACAAATCTTTTTGCCGTTTGCAGGGTTTGTAACACTCAATACCGATTATGCAGGCAAAACGATAGGTTTGCAGTACGTTATAAACGTGGTAACGGGCAACGGGGTTGCGCTTTTGTCCTGCAATGGCGTGGTATTTAAAGTTGAGGAAACCGAACCAAGCAGCGAAATAATATACCTTTCACCAAGCATCCAAGTTAAAACCGTGGGCGGCGATGATTGGAACGAAATGTTATATTACGGTTTAGAACCTTACATTTACTGCAAGTGGTACGAGAGCGCAAGCAACGGGCGAAACAATGACAGACAAACGGGCATTTTAGGAGATTTCATAGGGTTTAATGTGTTCGATGATGTTACACCTATCCACACCGCCGAAATGCTGACAGAGGAACAAGAAATGATATACACGGCTTTGTCTGACGGCGTTTATATTGAGTAACTGAAAGGCAGGACAAAAAGAAAGGCGGCAACTTGATTGTTACCGCCTTTTCTTTGTGCTTGCTGATTGTTATTTGTCCTGCAATGGTTCAACGCCCGTTAAACCGATGTACAAGTTTGTCGGGTAACATTCGCAAAAGGTTTTGAAACGACCGATAAGTTTTTCAGCGGCGATAAAGTCGTATGCTTGATTTTTGCAAGCGACTTCTTTTGCAAACTTATTACGTGTATCACGGTTAAACACGATTTGATTTTCTAAAATATCAGCACCCGTTTGCAGGCTTTCGGCGATGCTTTCCAAACTTGCACGGATTTCGGGCGCATTTGTCGCCAAAAATTCAACGTGTTTCTTTGTCTGCAATAACATTTCTTGCAATGCGTTCAAAACTTTCTGATTTTGAAAAATTAAATCTGTTGTTTTCATTTTGTTTAAGTATTTAATTGTTTAACACGCTGCAAAGTTAAACATTTTATTTTACCTGCAAGCGGTTGGCGTGTTATTTTGTGTTAAATTATTCTTTTAACTTTGTTTAACAGTGTTCCACGTGAAACATTTTATTTTGTGTTGCGGTGTGGCAGTGTTCCACGTGA